ACAGAGATGTCATCGTTGTAGGTGAAAGCCATACCATCCTGAAAGGCAAACATATTGGATTGGTCGGTGGTTTCTTTTCCGCCAGATAGGCCGGGCTTCAGGATGGATAATACTTTTTTAAGGTCGGTGATTTTTACTTTCATTTTCTCTCCAGTTGTCGTTTTTATAGTCAGCAGGGTATCTGACTGCGTTTATTTTTATTTTCGACTTAATGGCCTTTATTGGATCAATTTTGTACTTATCACAAAGATACAGGGCGACAATCAAAACATCAGCCAACTCCTCTTCAAGCAGCAATGGGTCAGGTTCTTGATTCCATTCAAACTGTTCAGCCACTTCTGCCGCTTCAATTTGTAGTTTGTGACTTAGAGCAAACCCGGAATGAAATTTTTCCCAACCTCTTTTGTCTCGAAACTTTTTGAGTTTTTTAATTAGTTTTTGCATAACGCTTCCTTCTTTTTGCTCTTTTTCATTTCTAAAAACTTACCATATGCCTCTGATTTTGGTTGAGCCATACCAAGACCTTTGCACCACCAATCGTTTCTTAAGAGTACCTTACAAAGTCTTCTCCATGACGGTGCCCAATACTTGTTTTCAAGCACTTTTGGAGCTTCATCAGGGATTATTTCATAACCTCTTCTTTTCCATCCCGCTATAAACTTAGTAAATCGCTCTATATAGTGTTCTCTAGTTACTTTTGGCATTGTCCTTAAAAGCAATAAGCAAAAACTTTTCCACGTATGTCCTTCTGGTTTAAAAATCTTATTATACCCGGTCATATTGCCGTTTTCTTGAATGTACAAAGCCCCACTATTAACCCCATTAACACGAGCTATCAGTTTATACCAAGTTTCAGGTTCTAACAGATGATACAGCCAAAGCCCTCTTCTTTGATCATCCCCATATGGCTGGCATAATCTTTGTTGTGAAGGAAGGACACCAGCCTTGTTCATCAACTCATATATATTATTGTATGGTTTTTCTGGATACTTCGAATGAAATTTCCAAATATCTGATGTCCTCCAATCATATATTGGATAAGCATTATATAAATTGTCAATGACCTTTGTTGTATATTGTTTATCCATATACATTTCTTTGTGTTTTGAAGCTATCGTCCTGAATCTGTTCAAACTCTCGTCACATCTAATACCAACAAGACAACATGTCTTTTTATTCCCGCCGTACCAGTCACCGAATAGGATTATAAATTCTTCAAATTCCATACCATCGAAGAAGAACGGGAAGAAGTTTGAATCAGAGACAACCCCTTTTCTTTTTGGTTTATCTCTTACCCATATTTCTTTTTTATCTTTTTCCCATGCGCACCATGTTGGTTGATAATTACTTACTGCATTCCTAAGTTTTATCGGAATACAACACCAATATAACTCAATATTATCTTCGTACATATCTAGTATTAAATTTATTGAGTCTATTGTTGTAGTGTATTGAGCTTCAAGATCTACGATCAAAACACCGACCTTTCTTTTTCTTTTAATTGCCTCTTCCATCACCAAGTGGAGCATAACCCCGCTATCTTTTCCACCACTAAAACTCGTATATATTGAATCAAACTCGTCAAAAAGAAAAGATATTCTTTCTCTTGCGGCATCAAGAACATTAGTATCCGTATACTTTTTTAATTTGCTCATTAATATATATCCGAATGTGTTTTTACAATTTCTTTGACTTCTTCCATTCCATTTCTTTTTAACCAGATGTTCAAATATTTCAATGCTGTCAAATCAGCTTGCTCTTGTTGTTTTTTTGATAATAAGTTGTAACCATTTCTAAAACATGATGGAATACCATATTTATAACACAAAGCGGCTTGTCCGAGCCATGCTATTCTGTTCATGGTGTCGTTTGTCAAATAATGCTCACACGACTTTTTCCACAACCTGATTACCCTTTTTAATACATTTTCAAAAAGCGGGATGTCAGATAATAGTTCTGCATATATCCTTTCACAATCCTCTTTCGTCATCCCTTCAGGTAGTTGCAATTCGTAAAATCCTGCAGGATAACATTCCCATTTATCATAAGTATGCAATATTCTACTTTCTTTTTGATCCTTGTCAGGTTCAATATTTTCCTCGTCAAGGATAAACTCCATATCCTCTTCAGACATCATTTCGATGTTCCAAGACTTTGAAAACTCATCATTAGAAAACATTTCCGTCAGTCCTGAAATTTGGCAAAGGCGGAGGATTTCGTCATTGTCCATACCAAGTTCTTTGCTTATCCTGTTGTTAGTCCAATTTCTTTTCTTTAACTCAATGACAATTTCGCTCATTGAATCAACTTGATGTTTCCCCCTTGCCCTGTTATGCCTTATCGTTGACGAAATTCTATCATTTCTGCCTGAGTTTTCTTCTTTTATAGAAACAACAGGAAGATATCCCTTTACACGTTTACGGACGTCATCGAACTCTAAACATACCCTTGTTCTATGGAAGCCGTCGACAACTTCTCTTTTTTTACCCGGTTCGAGCCAAGTAACAACTGGCTGTGTATATCCGTCATTGTTTATTGAATGACGAAGTAATTCCATTTCGGGCGGAGCGACTGAGTTTGGGTTGTAATCATTTGCAACAACATCAGACGAGGGCACCCACAAAACACAATCGACTGGTTCTGATTTGAATGGTGAGTTTTTGTGTAAAATCTTTTTGACTGTGTTTAAATATTCAATTCTTTCTTTTTCATTAGAGATGTTGGCTATTTCGTTTTCCAACATCTCCAGTATTCCGGCCGCTTTCTTTTTTGTCCTTTTCATAGTATCTCTATTTTTATAAGAATCTCAAAGTTTTGATAACCATTGCTGATAAATTCTATATGATATTTGAGCCATCATTACCGGCGGGACTGAATTGCCAATAATGTAATGTAGTTTATTTGAAAAATCATAGTCTTGTGGAAAAGTTGAAGCATTAATCCATTCTTTTTTGTTTAACGGTCTACAAATAGTTGGGTGCCATGCGCCGTCGGCGCATGATGAAATTAAAGTTGGGGCTGGTCCATTATTACTTACTTTGGTTTGGTTAAACCAGCCTCCTGTTTTTGAAACGGATGAAAAAGAAAAACCGGGCTTGCACAATCTCCAATATTTTGGACCAAGATTGTTATAAGGGTTTTCTTTAACATCAGAATTATCTGATATTTCTTTAAATGGAATTATGTTTTCATTAAACTTTAAATTTATGATTGGCTTATTATTTAAAAGCCCTGATTTTTTAATAATTAAATCTTTCCTTATGCAGATAAAAAATATTCTTTGTCTCTTTTGCGGAACGCCCATCAATGATGAATCCAACATTTTCCAAAAAAAATCATATCCAGCATCATTAATGGCGTTCCCAATCAATGACATATATTTTTTTGCATTTCCTTTATTTAATCCCAATACGTTTTCAATTACAGAAATTTTAGGTTGCAACTTTTTTAATAATTGAATAAAAACCCCAAAAAGATCATCTAGTTTTTGTTTTATTCTTCCTTCAGCATAATTTCTTTCTACGCCCCATCCTTTTTCTCGTATTCCGCACATAGAGAAAGGGGTACATGGTGGAGAGCCGTCTAATATATCTAGTTCAAATAACTCTTCTGGCGTATCATTGCTGTTTAAAAAATCACGGATATCTTCCTGATACATATATTTAGGATTGTGATTTTTTACATAGATAGAGGCTATTTTTGGATCTACCTCTATGCCTCCTAATACTTGGTAGCCAGCAAGTTTATATCCCATAGAAGAACCACCACCACAACAGAAACAAGAAAAAACCTTACTTTTATGATTAGGGATTCCTTTAGCAGGATATCCGTCTTTTAAATTCCATTTATAAGGAAAATTCATAATGTATTATTTAAAAAATATAATTCATGAAAAAGGCTCTTTATTTAAAGGTAGAAATAAAGAGCCTTTGGTGAGATAAATAGAACGAAATGAAGGGGATTACTTTATCGGAATCAACCCCTTATTTTTTATCTGATAACGATACCAGATAATATTTTGAACATTAGTATTTCCATCAGGAAAGTTGGCTTTGACTTGTTGAAGGATTTTTTCATCTTCAGTTAAAAATCCTTCTTTTGAACTCGTCAAAATATTTTTGACAAATTCTCCGATTCCGTCTCTTTTTCCCTTCTTCTCTTTTGGTGTCTTCAGAGTTTTTTCTTTCTTTTCTTTCTTTTCCGGGGCAGGAACCGACCCATCAAGTTTCCCAATCAAATATTCTTTGAGTTTGGCGGTGTCCTTATAGAATGGCGGTGGAATCCGAATTGACCAGGCTTTGGCAATATTCTTCAACTTTTCAACATCTTTGGTCTTTTTGACCAGGGCAATATCAGCGGCTTTGGCGGCTTTATCTTCATCATCACCATTTTCTTCTTCCTGGCCATTTTCTTCCTGCTCTTCGCCAGGCTCATCAAAATCTGCAATACCGGCCACAGTTTCAATATCAAGAGCATTGAGGGTTTCAGCGGTTTCTTTCTGGATGGTATCAGTTGCTTCAAGTTCTTCAGCTGTTTCTGTTACTTCGGCCAGCAAGTCATCGTATTCCAGGTCCAGATCAATTCCCTCACTTGGATCGGCGAACATGAAAGAGTTAAAATCTTCGGCAACAGCAATAAGTTGCTCCAGTGTTACTTCGGGTTTCGGGTTTTTCTTACTTTTTTTAGGGGCCATGGTATTTCTCCTGTTTTAGGAATTTTCGGTTTGATTGATATTCGGGAACAACTTTAAAGTCATCCTCATTTATAACTATTATAGACTTGAAATTCTGTTTCATTAAGCAATATTTCCAATTTTTTAAAAATAAATTGTTAAAAGCTATCTACTATAGCCCTCCCTTGAGCAAGGCTCTGTAATATTGTTACATAATTCTTCTGATCACTATCATCCTCCCTGACCGCCAATGTACCTAATCTCATTACTCTTCGTAACTTTTCCTCAGGTAATTGATTAAGGGTTATCATTCCGGTTACGTGAGACATCTTTCTCTTATCCTCAGAGAAATTGCGATACCCCAACCACTTCAAATATTGGCTCTCTGCATCGGATTGGCTGGCAGAGATAACCAAACAGTGCTTTTCCTGGGATAACCCACGCATACTAGCCCACGCCTGATTGATAGCGTTCCTGTCATGATTCGGCACAATCAGATCCATATAGTCGGTTATAATCACATCTGGTACAAAACTATCTTCATCTTGCCATAAATTTAACTGGTGTCTTATCTCCTCTATAGTCAGAGTATTGTTAGCGTATGAGGAAAGCCTCATTTTAGACTTCTTCCCCCACCTTCTATTCAACTTCTCTCCTGCTTTAATAGCATCAGTCCATACAAGTGGTGTAACCGGCTTCCTAAGAACAAACCAGGATGACCCTTTAAAAGTATATCCCTCCTCTTTATTTTTTAAGCAGTGAGTGCAAACAACGTGATCCTTGGCTTCCTCATAAGTTAATAGCTCACCTTTTTCTTTATCCTTAACTATCCCCCAAATTCCGGCTCTATGAGAACAATCACAGGAATCATCTTGATTATGCCAGCAATCCAAAACAGGAACTTTTAGCTCACCGCAATATCGAGGTTTGTGGCTTCTTCCTGTAAACCTGATCCCGTATCTTAATTGAAGTTGAGGAGTAGTCATATCACCAGCAGAAAAGAAAGCTACATTCAATCCTGCTTTTCTGGCCCACATGGATAACTCAATTAGCATCCATGTCTTCCCTCGTTTTTCAGGCCCTAATAAAGTGACAAAACCATCCCTTACAAAAAGATCATTAAGAAATTTACCTACAGCCCCAGGAAGTCTAAAGAGCGGCTCACCTGCCGACTCAAAGGCTTTCTGCATCCCATCTCTATCAGTAAAAGGGTCAATACCATTTGACTGAGGAAGAGATATTCGTTTATACTCAAGGATTTCTTTTTGGGCGGCTGCAATATCACCCCTACTTAAACCTTGTTTTATCCCGGCTACTTTATTGGCCAGGTTTCTACTCTCGAAGTGCTTCTCCGCTTGATCAAGAGTATAGGCGCTGTTGAACTGCTCTGCCCTCTCATATTCGGTATTGAGACTTAGAAGTAAATTAGAAATAAGTTTTTCCTGATCATCATCTAAATTGCCATTTCTGACTTGCTTTTTATAGATATCCTCAATGTGAATACCTGGGGCAGACTCAAATTGTTTGTAATATTCTTGGCACCAGCCAATTACGGTTAAGATGAATGGGGTTTCAATCAAGTCTGTTTTCAGGATAGGTTGCACATCCCTAATGAATTTATCACTGACGATCATCCCCAATAGTATTTGCCTTTCCGGATTTTCCTGGACCCTCCTTCTCCTGTATGTCGTCATGAATTATAACCTTGATTAATGATTGAATGTTTAAAGTATTTTGTAAGACTTTTGCTTATTTTAAACATCCCCATCAAGGCGGCTTTACTCATATTATTGATATATTCTGAAGCAGCAGTTTTATTAACTTTAAAAGCAATTGCCAACGCTTCAGCTCTTGAATGACTTAAAGTTTTTACTAAAACACAATCGTCTGGTAATGACTTTTTTATTCCGTGATAATCGGGATGAATTTCAACAAATCTTTTTAAAGCCGGAATAAAAAAGTCAGGCCTGGTTTTTGTTTCGGCATGATAAACTTCATATTCAAAATCAACCTGACATTCGGTCAATATCTTGGCGAATTCAATTTCCCACTTACTCCTATATAAACAATCATTATATTCATACTTATTCCATCCTCCTGGCTGATCCGCTGGTTTCCTATTATATGCATTACAACTATTACATCTTGTAGCCCTTACTTTTATTTTACATCCACAATCGATACAAATACCTTTACTCTTTAGTTTGAAACATTTTTTACATAACTTACTTTTGTTATTAGAATCAGTGAATTTTCCTCCACAATGTTCACATACCCTCTTGAACTTCCTTTTAAACTTGCAGGCACATTTTGAACATTGTGGGGCATGTTCACTTTTTGGTCCACCACAAACAGGGCATTTATGTCTGCAATTGTTACAAGTCTTTTGAACACCAGAACTTGGTGCAAAAGATATTCCGCAAGAAATGCATATTTTCTTTTTAAATTTTATCTTAGCAAACATACAAGCTCTGCATGTTCTCCCTTTTCTAGAAACTATCCTCCCGCAAGAGCATCTAGGACCAGATTTATTTGAGAATTTAGTTCTTCTCACTGCTTATCTCCCAGGTCAAGTTCTTCTCCAAGAACTATTGATTTGTGATCATCGATTATCGGAGCATGTCTGATATCTGCCCGTTGCCTTGAACTAAAAGTTCTTTTCAGATATTCTTTTGCTGCTATCAAGCCTTCATCTGGCTTGATACCGATTTTCTTTTTTAAACCGGTGGTAAAGAGATTGCCAAAATAGAATTCATTTGTTTTCTTTTCAGGGGCTGGTTTTGGCTTAGGAGGTTTGTCGACAATAACAACGTTGACATTCACTCCGCGAAATGTTCTCATTGCCGTTCTCTTATTGCCGTCATCTTCCATTTATTTCCCTTCCCTCCTTTTACTATCTATGTATTAAATAATTTTTACCAAATTATCAGTGAGGTTACCGAGTATCTGAAATACTTTTCTCTGGTCGATGTTTGAATCCATATTATATTCAAAATAATCATCTATTTTATTGATTGCCTTTTGATAACAAGCAAGTCTCCTGTTTGATAATTCCAATGCATTTGCTAATTGTTCGTAAGTTGGGCATCTACTATATTTATTACAACTTCCTCCATCTTCATTTCCCGGTGTTGAATATTTAGCTGGCCTACCACAACCACATTTATCTTTCATTTGCTCCTCCTGTCTTTGTGTGTTCGTCTGTCTGCTCCGCTTAATTTGATGATTTTACACATTCCTCTTATCCTGCTGGTAATCCTATCGTCCCCGAGTTTGTCTGCCAATTCGTCCAGATCAAAGTTTGAGGTAATAATTGTTGTCCTAATATTCTCGTATCGCTGATTGATGATTAGGTACAGAGTCTGAAGTGCCCATTCTGACGTTTTCTCGACTCCGAGATCGTCAAAACAGAGCCAGGGTATAGAAGAGTACTTCTCGACTAAAAAACGCTCGTCCTGGGCCGGTTCCGGGCTATTATACGACTGTCTAATGTTGAAAAGCAGCAAGGAAACGTTTATCCAGGCAAATTGATTGAAGTTGGTTGGGGTGGCATTCATCATCTCAGCATACATAATCTTGGCAGCAAGATGGCTTTTACCGGTTCCTTGCTCCCCATGAATGAAGGTACTGCTTTTGAACGCACATTCCGGGTCATATTCCTTGGAGATGTTTTCGATGATTACCCGTGGCACTTCGGCAGGTAAAACTTTGTCAGGGGCAAGAGCCGCCAATGCTCTTTTTTTTCGACATTGTAGACAGAGCGGAAAAACATCTCCTTTCAGTTTGATATTGCAATCTTTGCATCTGGTCATAGCATTTCTCCTTATAAAGAAAACGGAAGACCCGTTTTTGAGTATATCAGGTTCCCATCTTTGTCGGTTTCCACTTCTTCGGTTTCTGTTCCAGCGTATTTCTTGGGCTTTACTTTGGTGCCGTTGCCTGGGCTTGTTCTGGATCTTGTTTTTGGTTCAGCGGAATATTTTACCCCCCAATCAAATGATCCTTCAATAACCTTTATTGGGTTATCTTCATTCTTAATCAACCAATCAAGTGAACAGACCCAACTACGGTTGCCTTTACCTTTTAAAAAATCGTTTTCTTCTACTTTAGAAAAAAGGTTACGCCAATCTCGAATAGTCGGCAAGAGTTGAAGACGGGCGGTAATATGTTTTCGGCGGGCTGGCGTAATCCTTGAAATGGGCTTTAGTTCGGCGGTAGTGGCCGCCATTCTATTCCACAGGGACATTATCCTTTCAGGAGATACAGGAAGTTTTTGTTTAGTTTCAGGAAAAGAATCTCCTGAAACTTTAGAATCAGATAAACTGCTAGAAGTAGTTTTAATTTGATTATTTTTAATTTTATTATTCTTTAATATAGTTAGTGGGCTGTTTTCTATATCTCGAAAAGCTATATCTAGGTTTTCTATATCTGGCTTTTCATCAATCATCAATTTAATTTTTTGTAATGATCCTGACCATATCTCCATTCCTCTTTTTTGTATTTCTGTAAATATTTTCTGCCAATTGAAATGAAAAGGATGAGAAGTTGCTGCCCAGGTGCTCCCTCTTTTTTGTTTTGTTTTTGGACAACAATATTGTACTCGAAGTAAATATTTCTTTTCTTCCAACTCTTTTACTGCTGAATCAATGGCTGCTATGCCTTCTTTCATAAAGACACTCAGTCCATTTTTGCTACTTATCCATCCATCTTTATTTCCTAAAACTAAGGCCATGATAATTTTAGCTTTTGCGGAAAGTTCTGGATCTCTGAGCATATCAAAATCAACTGCTGTAAAATTCCTATAGTTACAATTTACTATATCAGGGATTCTATCTTGAAGTTCAAAGGAGGATCTTTTCATTTTAAATCCCCTCTTATTTGATAAGAGTCTTTACTTTTTGATAGTAAGAAGTTTCTACTTTCCCAAAATTTTATACATTCTTTTACTTTAAAAAGAGATAATCCGGTCAAACTGGCCATTTCTCTTACTGATAAAGTAAAAGAAATTTCTTTCTCCCACTTTCTATGTTTTTTAATGGAATTGTAATGATCAGAAATTATAGAAAAGAAAACGGCTTTTTCAGCACCAAACTCTTTTATATGCTCCTTGTGTACTTGATAAAAAACTCCGCGCCTGTAATTTTTACAAAAAACAGAAAAATCTTGATCGTTCATTTTTGATCTCCTTCTTTGAAAAGAGTTATGAAAGACAGGGAGGAAGCAAAGATGTTTATTTAAAGTTCCGGTGGACTATGCCGAATTTAAATAAACCTTCCTCCCTTGGCCCTTTCGGGCCACACCGGGGATCAGCCAGTGCTCTTTAGGGATTGTACAAATTTAGTCCTGAAGTTATCTATTATATACTAATTTTTAAATTTTACTTAGATTTATTTTTAAGTTAGGGAAAATAAATCTAAAACTACTACAAAGTATTATATTACCCGAAGACCTCATCCTGGCACTTCTGGCAAAATCCGCTAATCCGGTATTCATTCCGGCTGGCAGCATCTTTGAAGTCGGTAATCGGCTGTTTGCACCACGTACAGACACCTTGCTTCTCAGCTTCTTTTCTGGATATCCCGGCCAGGTTGGTCAAGACATTTTCTATTTGTTCTGATTTTTCTGTTGGCATTTTATTCTCCTTTAATTACATTAATTTCCACAGCCAATTCTGTTGCCATCCCATTTCCACCATTTCTAAGTGAATTTTTTCTTGCAGCCTCTTCTGTTTTGAATACCGCTATAATCCCAGCGCAGTTTTCTGATAGAGATGTTGTGTCAATTGACAAACCAATATTTGTGTTTAATTCTTTAAAAATAATATCGTTTATCCATCTTTTTTCTGGCATTTTATTCTCCTTTAAATTTTATAATATATTGTTGTATTACTTACTATATTCATCATACCTAAAAGAACAGCGCGAGCAGCAACTTCCTGAGCCTTTGTTTTCTTAGGTTCAGTTTTCCATTTCCCTGAACGCGAAGTGCTCATGGTAAGCCTGATAAAGTATATCAGGAATTTTATTGAGTATTTCTTTTTCATATTTCTCCTTTTAACCATTCATAAATGAAATAAGAATCACCTTACTAGGACCAGATTCATTTATTTTAAAACACTTTACTAATTTTGTATTTTCCCAAATATCATTTTCACCGGCCCTGTTAAGGTTGGCTATTTCTTTTGCTGTCTTAGCTCTTATAATCATCGCCTTATTTTCATCATATCCTAATTCATCGATTCTTGTTAATTTATATATTGGCATAATATTCTCCTTTTAATTTAAAAGTTCCTTCATCAATCCATCAGCATCTTCCTGTTTCATCTCTCCGGGATCACCCCTCAACAATTCCACTATCTCCACATGACGATCTTCACTATACAGAGCAATCGCCAACAGCCTCGCCTGTTCCTGGGCCTGTTCCTCCCCATCAAACAAAATAAATATCCTCTTAAACCTCAACAACAACGCTACCTGCTCCTGAGTATATTTAATCCCAAACGTTGCAACAGAACCATCCCCCAAACGCCACACATCTGTAACTCCCTCAACCACTACTACGCTATCACCAATAACATTATCATACCCATATAAACAGTGCTTGTGAGGCCTGACTTCATCCTCTTCCCGACAGGCCTTGTATTTTAACTCTGACCTGTCGGTTATATCCCTCCCTTGGTACGACACCAATTTGCTTTCAAATTCGATAGGAATTATAATCCTATGGTTATACCCTCCTGCTGGCCCTGTAGCCTGTAGTGAGTACTTTGCAGCGATTTTTGAAGGAAGAAAGCCTCTATCCCTCAGATACTTCTTATGGATGGCCTTCAGTGAGCCTGTTCCGGGTGGTAATTTACAAATAGTTACTCCTGAAGACGGCCCTTTTTTAATTCCTGGGGAATAAAAGGCTATATTGCTGCCATCTAAAGAGTATTGCTTGATGATTAGATAAGCTTCTCTTTCATCGACAGACAGGATGGTTGAGATTACTTTGGTGGCTTTCTTTCCTCCACACCGCCAACATGAGAAGGCACCAAAGAATTTTGATTTTGGATCAACACAATAGCCCAAGTGAAAACCATGATGACCCGTACAGAATGGGCAGGGGATTCCCACCCATCCTTTGGCAATGCCGGGACCACTTTCTTGAAAAGTAATCCCGAACTTTTGATAGAGTTTGATTATGTCAATCATTACTGGTACTCGATTGAAAAAATATCACCTGAAGAAGCCTCG